CGCCTGCGCGTGTAGCCTCAGCCATATCATGGGTCTTGCCATCTTGGTCAGGCACCAGGGCCATGTCTGTGGCGGTCTGAACAGCCTTGCCAGCTTCCATGTTGGCGCTCGACCGGCCCTCGTACAGCCTGGACAGAACCCCGCGCGCTTCAATCTTTTCGGTCTCAGAAGCTGCTGCGTTTTTTAAAACGGCAAACGCTTTGTCTACCAATGGCCGGACGTGGGCCTTCTCAAAAAAATCCTTGGCACGGTCTTTGTTGCGCGGGTTGCTGTGGTGAAAATAGTTGTGTCGGACAGCCCAGTCGGGCGCGGTGTGTAGCATGAATATGTACCTCTAGAGTGTACATATAACGCTAATGGGTGGCGTATTTTACGTCAATTCTTTTGACGTGTTTTCCACAATTTTTGATTATGAAAAATGCTGTATGCGACCGCTTGAGCTGTTCAAAACATCTGCTGCTGAATGGCTGGGCAGCAAGCTTGTTGCCAAAACAGGCGTCGCCCATTTCACAAGTTTATTTTCTATCGTGCCAAGGCCATAGGCATTGACCAGTGTGTATGTGCCGTCTGGGTTTGGATAGACAAGCGCTTGAATGATTTGTGTGGTCTCAATGGTGCATTTGTGCGTGTCATCCAGCTCGACATAACAAAGCCGACCTGAGCATTGCTGTGGGCTGACATATTGCTTGTCTATGGGTTCGCGCAAAACAAATTCTATTGTCTTATGCAAAAACTGAAACCGACCATTATATGTTTTGTCGATAAGGGTATCCCATACCCCAACGACCTGGGGATCAACTGACGGAAACGCTGCATAGTATTGCCTGCCCTCGCTGGACAGCTCACGCACCCATTTGAAATCAGCTTTTTCCGGCCCGTCTTTACGGGTTTTGGCATGCAGCGTATTTGTGCCAATAATGGCCAGCGGTTCGCTTGCAAAGAAAACCTCTTGCGGTGTGCAGCCCAATATCCTGGCGTATTGCTCAGCATCGTCGAGAGAAATGCCGATCTTACCAGAGATGTGACGGCTCAGGGTTTCGGGCGTGACGCCCTTCATTGCCGCCACCTGGCGTTTGCTCAGGCCAGACGACGTAATCATCTTGTGTAGGTTGTTTGGCATAATGGTCATAGCGTACCCCGTGTCGGTTCCGGTCACAATCTAAAAGACCCTAATTTAATGGAACGGTATACGTCAACCCCCTAGATTATTTCGTCGAAGCAGTGTACTTTTTAGCGATGACCTTAGACACGTTCAGAAAAGAAAAGGGCTGGTCATTTGCGCACCTGGCGCGCCAGCTCGGAGCTTCTCATGCCACAGTAGCGCGGCGCTGGTGCCTGCCGCGCGATCACAAAAACCGGCTAATTCCCAGTCCAGTTTTCATGGACAGAATTATTGTGATTTCGTCTGGGAAAGTAATGCCGAATGACTTCTACATTAACCGAAGCTGACCTGCAAAAACAGGTTGTGGACTGGCTCAAGATCGCGCTGCCGCCTGGCTGCGTGTTTCACCATAGCCCCAATGAGGGCAAGCGCCATGTCGCGTTCAAGAAGAAGCTGAAGACTATGGGTACGCAGTCCGGCTGGCCTGACCTTGAGATATTTATACCAGGCGACCAGGCGGTGCATAGCATGAGCACAAGCGTGTTTATTGAGCTGAAGCGCCCTGGCGGCAAGCCGCGCATGAGCGGCACACAGCTTGAGATGGCTCAGCGCTTGATCCTGGCCGGTTGCCACTACGGCATGGCGCAGTCCCTGGGTGAGGTGTTTGATATTCTTGATCCGCTAGTGCGGTTGAAGGCGGGAACATGAGCAGGCGCGAGCAGGCAGTCGAGATGGCCGACGCTGAGATCAGGCGTCTGTTCGGCGCGGGCTACGGCATCTTTCGGATCGCTGAGCTGTACGGCATCCCGCGCGTTAGGCTGACGAGCGACATTGCGCAGATGTTTGACCTGGACTGGATGGAGCTACCGCCCACGCTGCGCGATGGCGGGGCAGGGATAATGACTGAGGGCTATCTGCGTGAGGCTATGGCCGATCAGATAGAGGCCGTCATCGAAGGCCATGAGGGGGCTGAGATCGTATGCCTGACAGGTTGAGGCAGAAAAGCAAATGGGGCGCTGTGCGTGACAAGCCGACGCCTGGCAAGCGCCGGTGCGATGCCTGCGCGAAGGAACATGAGGTGGCCGGTCACACATGGCTGGTGCTGATGAGCGGGCATTTTGTTTGTGACAACAACAGATGCCACACAGTGATGACCAACTGGCTTAAAGGAGATACAGATGCCAAGACAATGGACACCAGAGCAGCGCGCCGCGCTATCACGAAAGAAGAAAGCAGAATGGGCAAAGCGCAAATCCGCTGAGCTGACGCTATGGGGTCACGTCAAAAACATCCTAGCAAAACGCCTGGGCATTTGACTTATTCACAAGGCCACTTGACATGATTTCGGATCACGATAAAATCGGCTCTGCCGCAAAAGAGAGCGGTGCTATAGCATGCGACCAGCAAGCCATAGCTGATAGCTCGCAACGAAGCAGAGCAACACAAATCCAATCTTTGATAACTAACTTGGCCAAGCGCAATAGCATGTCTTATAAGCAAGCTATAGCACGAAGCGATGCCAACCCGTTTGACGAGCAGCAGCGCAGGGTTTTCAAGAAGCTTATCCACAAGCACTCACGCGAAGAGCTGGCAATGATCCAGCAGGCGGTCGATGCCATGTCACCGCTGGAGCGTCACGACTGGCTAGACAAAACCGAGCGCGAGCTACGTGAGCTTGACGCATGGACATGACCCAGCTCAACGATCTTTTTTTGGAAGCAGCGGAGACCGAGCGCAAGCTACCGGCAGCCATCCGCAAGCAGAAGCTCTCTAGCTGGCCGGATCATGTGCAAGAGTGGTTTGGCTATGGTTACCATGCAGCGGAGACGCCGAGGCTTACAGCAACGCCTGAGCAGGTCTCCAGGCTGGACTATGCCATTGAGCTGGGCATCACCGGCATGGACGTTGAAGACAGGAAGCTTGTGTGGGCTGTTGCACACTCGGCAGCGTTTCGTGAGCGTGGGCCAGCCTGGACTAAGATTGCACGAATACTGGGGCTGAGTGATGGCAGGGCTGTGAAGCGGCGCTATCAAGACGCGCTGGTGCGGTTGTATTACCGCATATGAAAAGGGCGGCTCACGCCGCCCCTTGCTGTTTCACAATGCGTGGTCTTTTGAAAAACCCAAACTTTGGATCGCTGTCGCTGGGCGTCACCGTGGCGGTGAATGTGATCGTTTGACCCTTTTCAGCTTCGTGCGGCGCGGTTCCGTAAAGCCGATAACCCAGATCAGACTCAACAAGCATTTTGCAGGCTTCGCCAAAACTGGTTTCTACAAACTTAAAGCTCAGTACCTTACCCGTGATTTCTACACGGCCTGCGGGGCAATCTTGAGCAGATGCAACACGCTCTTGGTCAGCCTTCGACCACTCAGCAACTTTTGCCTTGGATCGTGACAACATTTTAGAAACGGCTTTTGTCTGCCCCTCAGTGAGCGCACCATGCTCGACAAGGACATCAACCATCTTTTTGTAAAAGTCACCTTGCGACGCTTTTACCACAGGGTGCGGCAAAGCAGTGGCTTCGTAGTCTTGCGAATACACTTTGGAATTGGCTAACGGGCGTTCTTCGATCTTGCCAGAATTATAATCTTCCGTTGAGATGCGTTTTGTAAAGCCGTCCTCATAGCGCACTACATAACCAAGCGGGGCATATTCGCCAGCTTCCATCAAAAAATCTGCAAGCGCACGATTGCCCTCAACAGCGTACCAACGCTGCTCCCGACCTATCTTTGCGTTGATGCTGATGCGGCGCTGCTTAGCGACTTCGTATGCGGCTTTATTTTGAATATCTGTCATCGACTTATCTCCTTCGCGGCAGCGGCTTACGCCGCCGCCTCGAAACCAATCACATTCAGCAGCGCGATGGCTGACTTGCGAAGGCCTTCGTAATCATCAATATTTCCTAACCCATAAAACAAAGCGTCTGAACGCAACTCGGCCATCGCCTCGTTTTCTGTAGCGTCGATCCAAAAATGCGTTTTGGTTTTCTTTACAACATCTGGCGCAATCAAATCGCGCTCGACGTGGTCTTCATAAAAACGCTTGGTTATTTTGTATGTGTTTTGCACTTTTCGCTCCTTAGTTACAAACCAAGTATAGTGACCGATACGGTCAATGTCAAGGGCCTTGACGAAAAATGTTTTACGTTTGACGCGAATGCACCGAATGTAGTAGCGTTTCAAATACGCTGGCACGATATGTCGGCATCTCCCAAAATTCAGACAGAGCAAGCTAGGCGGGTCGGTCGCCTAGCTTGCACCATGTTGGAGCTATGACAAAACGAACCAGAGTAACGAAAAAGCAGATGGAAGAGATTTGCGAGCAGATATGCGAGGGCAAAAGCCTGACGCGCATATGCAACGAAGCTGAGCATCTTCCAAGCTGGCGCACAGTGCTGCGCTGGGTGCGCGAAGACGAAGGCGCTTACACGGCGTACCGTCAAGCTCGAACCCTGCAATGCGAGGTGATGCGTGACCAGATCATTGACCTGGTCGAAGCACCCTTGCCGGATGATCCTAAGCTCGCCATGGCCGAGGTGCAGCGGCGCAGGCTTGAGGCTGATCACAAGGACAAGCACATTCGCCAGATGCAGCCCTTGGGCTTGCGCGATAAGGCCGAGGACAACAAGCAAACCAGCGGCAAGGTCACGCTCGTCTGGGGTGATCAAGCTGTGGCTGTGGGCGAATGACTGAGATCGATGTGTCGGAGCTGCCGGCCTGGGCAAGAAGAGCGTTAGACCCCAGCACACCGACCGGCACAGCTCGTGAGACTGTGCGTACCATGAGCATGGATGGCAAGCTGTTCCCAACGATACGCATGAAGGACGGCAAGCTTGTGCGCATGGAGCCAAAGGAAGCGTTTGAAGAAGCGGTGAAGCGCAGGGACTTTATCCAGTTCGATAGCGAGGAAGCAGCAACAGCGTTCAGCAAAAAGCTTAGCGCCATGATCCCGTCGGGTAACAGGAAGCGCAGCATCATTGCGAAGAGCAAGCGTGATTAGCATGGGGTGGATTGGTTTATAATACAGGCTGCGTGGCAGGGGTCGCGCGCGCGAGGCACCCCCCAAAGATTTGATTTTGATTTGGCGCGTGTCCGGCGCAGCTTGTGCCCCGCCTGTGCCCTGGGCATGCAAGACCGGCAGAAACGCTGGGACTGGGCGCGGGATAGCACCCTGTCTAGTGCCATATTTCCTGGCGCGCACCCCCCACCACCCCCAGAGCCGCCCGCCGGTTCTATACCTATATATATCCTGACTTGAGCCTGTCTCTGACATGAACATTGAAATCCCTTACACACCACGACCTGGTCAAGCCCAGCTCCATGCTGAGCTGCAAAGCAAACGCTGGGGCGTAGTCGTATGCCATCGACGCTGGGGCAAAACCGTCATGGCTATAAACCACCTGCTGCGTGAAGCTGTGCTGAACCCCAACACGAACCCGCGCTGCGCATACATAGCCCCCACATATCGGCAGGCTAAGGCCGTGGCGTGGGACTACCTGAAGCAGTTTGCAAGCGCCATACCGATGGTCAGGTTCCATGAGACCGAGCTGCGAGCTGATCTGCCCAACGGGGCGCGAATACAGCTTTTGGGGGCTGAGAACCCCGATAGCCTGCGGGGCATATATTTGGATATGGCTGTTCTGGATGAAATGGCTGACATGCCGGAAAGCCTGTTCCCAGAGGTCATCAGACCGGCCCTGAGTGACCGCAAGGGCAAATGTGTGTTCATTGGTACACCAAGGGGCCACAACGCCTTCTATGAGCTGTTCTGTGACGCTGAGAGCCAGGACGATTGGCACACTGCGCTGTTTAAGGCTAGCGAGACCGGCATATTAGATGAAGAGGAATTAGAGGCTGCTCAGGCCATGATGACGCCAGACCAGTTTGCTCAGGAATTTGAGTGTAGCTGGGTGGCCAATGTGCCTGGCAGTGTTTTTGGTAAAGAGCTTCAGGAAGCTCAGGAAAAGGGCCGCATCGCTTCAGTTCCCTATGACCCAACCTGTAAGGTCGATACCTGGTGGGATTTGGGCGTCGGGGACAGCACGGTTGTCTGGTTTACGCAAAGCGTAGGCCGCGCTGTGCATGTCATAGATTTTTATGAGAACCGTGGCGAGGGCCTTCCGCACTACGCAAAGATGCTTTCTGAAAAGGAATATTTCTACGGCAGCCATAACGCCCCGCATGACATTGAGGTGCGCGAGCTGGGTTCCGGCAAAAG